CACCCCCGCCACCACCGGGGCCGAAAAAAATAGTGGTGATCGAGGAAACGTCACAGTCTACGCCCAAGCAACGGCGGACAATCGATCTACTAAGGGAATGGGCGGACAATCAGGGAATCGACTACCGACTAACGGACAAGGACGTAAAGACGGAAACGGGACAGCGGCCCGAGTGGTTTGGTCCTTTCCACCAATTTTGGGCGACGTCGGACGTCAAAAGCAAACTGCCCGTGGTGCTAGTCGGAATCCCGGGTACGGGTGAAAGTGAAACCCACGTTTTGGCCGTGGCGGCCATGGAAGAACATAGCGTGGACAAGATTGTGGAAGCCATCCAACCATACTTGGACAAGGGGGGCAAGTAATGACACGACAAGCAAGACCGGCCCACGTGTTCCCCGGTGGTTGTCTTCCCCGTGTGTCGAAACCTGGCGAATGGTTCCCAACCTTGAAAGAGGCGGGTATTGAAGTTATCCCGCGTTCCGAATGGCGGGGGCTGATTGCGTCCGGCATCGGGCTGCGTCGGCACGTGCCCAAGATTTTCGACCAAGACGGTATGGGGTCATGTGCGACTGAGTCCAGCACGCAAGCGGTCCAAGTCGTCCGGGAATTTCAAGGCCAACCGTTCGTCCGGCTAAACCCGTGGTTTGTGTACTACCACACCAAGGTGGGCGGCGGCGGGTCCAATATCGACACCAACCTCCGTTTCATGCAAGAAAAGGGGGTGGCCCCGTATGCGGTGTGGCCACGGTCCAAGCGGCTGTCCCGGCCATCATCGGAAGCGTACGAGGCGGCTAAGAATTTCCGCATTGACGAGGTGTACGATATAACCAACCGCGACGAATTCGCCAGCGCGTTGCTATACGGCTTTCCGGTCGTGTACGGGCGTCGTGGCCATTCCATCCTTGCGGTGGAAATGCTAGACGACGACAAATTCATTTACGCCAATTCGTGGGGGAATTGGGGGGACAATGGTTTCGGCAAGGACGGATTACAGCGCGACGTTTACCGATCGTACGGTATTTGGGCGTTGCGCACCGTCGTGGAGTGTGAACGGTGTGACCCGGATTGGATAACGGACCGGGGCGCACCGGAAGACAACCGGCCCGGGGCGGCTGAGTAGGGCGCAGGGTTCGGCGTCGTCGTCGTCCCCCACTTGACGCCCCTCCATCGTCCGGGGGCGGCGGCGGCGCGTACCAATTGAACAAGGGAACGGGTAGAATTATGGCGTTGGCGTGTGTTATCTGGTTGGGCGGTTTTGTCCCAACCTTAGCGTGGGCCATGTGGGTGGCGGACGCGTGGAAAATCCACGACCCCGTGTCCGGCATTTCATGGACCCGGCGAATGGGCGGCGCGGCCATGATGGCGGCGATATGGCCCGTGTGGTTGCCATACTTGGCGGTTGTCTACATTGCGGACAAGCTGGGGTGGCGTTAGGGGTGGTGACATGCGGGCGTTGCGTCGTCACACATGGCAAATACGACAAACGGCGGCCCGGTGGCGGGCGGCGAATAGACTAGAAAGCGACACCATGACACAAGCACTTTTTCCGGTCATTATCGCGGGGGCCATTGGTCTAATGGCGTGGATCCCGGTGGCCCAAGTCCCCGTGGAGTCCACCACGCTTGAGTGGATAGCCAAGCTGGGCGCGGAGGCCATTGTCGGCGTGGTATTGGTCATTCTTGTGTGGCGGCTGATTCCCAAAATGCAAGCGGACTACCTGGACTCACTAACGGAAATTGTGGCCCGATACGAGGCCCGGGAAAAAGCCATGTGTGACAAGATGGACGCGTTTAGTGAGACGTTAAACGATCTACGGATACAATGCGAGCGGCGGGGACACACACACCATACGGAATAGGTCCACCCGCCAAACGCATAACGCCCCCACGTCCGGCCATCGGGACGCGGGGGCGTTTTTTCGTGCTCAGATTGCGCCACGCGTTACGTGGTGCGTTTCTTCCGGCTGGGCGTCTTCCGGGCGGCTTTCTTCTTGGCGGGCGTCTGGCGGCCCCGTGCGGCCCGTTTCGGCGTGGGCGGTTCGTCCGGCGCGTCGGGCAATCGGTCCCCGTCCCCGGGCTGGCCATCTTCCACGATCAACTCGTCGTCGTCGTCGATACCCGGGCGGAATTCGTCCGGGTCCGGCGCGTCCATTTCGTCATCCGGCGGCCCGAACAACTCGTGGCGGGCGTCGGCCATCCCACCCCGGAACGCGTCCACGACGGCGTCCCGTGTGTCGGCCCGCAATTCGTCCAACTCGTGGCCCATGTTGAGCATTTCAAACAATCCCATGTCATCCTCCGTTGTGGTTGTGCGGTCGATTGGAAGGGCTGACCGCGTGGCCCGTTATTCGTCGTATTCTTGCGGCGCGCCAACGACCCCGGCGTGTCCAGAAAAGCGGGGGGGGGTCGTCGTCGTGGTACAACACCCACGCGGCCAGACTGTTGGGGCCAAGGCGTTCACGGGCGGTGTGCTCGGCTGTTTCGGCGGCGGCGTGGGCGTTGGGCGCGAAAATCAACGTACGTTCCGCCAAGGACGACGGCCCCACCACTAGAATGGTTAACCAGTACATGCGATGGGAGCGTTTCATTCGTCCCCCCCGTCGTCGTCGTCGATATGGGGCGGTTCGTACGACCCCACGACCGGCGGGGCCAACGGGGCGGCGTCCCAACATTCCATGAACGCGTGGACAATGGCCACCCCCTCGTCCGCGTGGCGGTCGACACAACCGCGTTGAGGCGTCCCCAACGCGGACATGGCGACGTCCCACGGGCTGGCCCCGTCGGCCATGTCGGACACCGGGCGGTTTTCGGCGGCCACCCGTCGAAAGCCACCCGGCGGCGTCCATTCGTGGAAAATGAGCAACCGCGCGCCAGTCACACACACTCGGACGTCGTGTCGTACGGCCCGTGCGGCGTCGTAACTGGACACGGCGGCCCGATGGGGCAAGGCCCCCACGGCGGCCACGGCGCGTTCCCACGCTTCCCGGTATTCTTTATAGTACGCGGCCCCGGCGTCGGACGCGGCGTCGTGCCACGTGAACACGCGGCGGGGGGCTAGTGCCATTTTCTTGGCCCATTCGCGGGCGGGGTCGTTGTCGATTGTCGAAAACGCCCGCACGACGTCCACCCGGTTGGTGGTGGTGTCTAGTCGCATGGCGTGGACAAGGCCCCCCGGGCTAATTGCCACAAACGCTTGGAAACGCCCGGCGTCGTATCGTCCGACGGCGTCTAGCGGGTGGAGGGTGGTTACGTGTCGCGTCATGTCTGTTTGTCCTTTCGGTTGGTGCCCAATTGTTGGGCTGCTCAATTGTTGGGCGGGGGCCATTTCGACGACCCCCGGTGGTGTAGTCCTATTCGCCAAGGTGTCTAGTTAGTCGCGTGTCCGATTGGGATAGGCGACGTGTTCCGGGGCGTCCAGCAACGAATGCGTAGACCGGGCGGGGGAAGTTTTCAAAGCCAAAGGCCACATTTAGGGCCAATCGGCGGACGGCGTGGGCGGTTGTGTGCGTGTCTTCCATCTTATTCTCCTGTTGCGTCCGGCGTCCAGACGGCGGCCCATTCGGCGGCCAGTGCGGACCCGGTGGGGTTGTTGAGCGTGGCCCATCCGGCGGGCGGCTCAGGGTTGACAGTGGCGACGTGGACCAATTCCTCGGCGAACACGTCCCCCCATTCGGCGGCGTCCTTGTCCCCGGCGTCGACCAACTCACGGGCCAACGCGTTGTGGTAAAGGAAAGCGGCCCCGGCGTTGTGTGTGCGGCCAGCGGCGGACCGGGCGGCCCGGATGGCGTCCGAGGCGTCGAGTGGGGCGAACGACGGCGTGTCTATGGGCATGGCCACGACGTGGACGCGTCCGTGGTGGATGGCCACGCAAATGGCCCACCCGGCGCGAAACCGGACTGTCTTTCGGCGGGGCTGGCTAGACATTGGCGGCCCCCTTTCGTCCCAATCCCTTGGCGTCGAGGGCGGCGTCCTGGATGGCGACGGCCAGCGCGTGGACGTCGTCCGGGCTGGCGTGGTCGCAAGCGTCACGCGGGACACCCCATTCCTCCGGGCGGAAGTCCAAGACGTTGCGCCACGCGTTGTTTTTGTCCAGCGACATAACGCGGACGTGGCCCGTGTCGCATAGCATCAGGAACGCGGCCAATTGGTACGTGTTGGCGAATTGCGCCAACTCACGGTCCCCGGTGGGGGTCCATCCATACACGCGATAGGTCAAAAACATGGCATTCTCCTTGTGTGGGTCGTCCAGCAAGGGGCCACACAACCGCGTGTGGCCCCGTCTGACGCGTTCTAGTCGTGTTGGGGGTCCGTGGGGTGGGGAAGGAACGCGGTGGCGTCCTGGGGGCATTCCCGGGCGGTTTCGGCGTGGGCGTCGGCGACGTCGGCACACTCGGCACACAACCACCCGTCCACGTCGTTGGACGCGTTGCGGGCGTCCACGGACTGACCGCAACCGCTGCACGCGGTTATGTGGACGCGGCGGCGGATTTCGCCCGGCTGGCGGTCCGCGTGTTTGGCGTTGAACGCGGCGGCGTGGGCGGTGTCGCCACCCATGTGGCCCGTTACGACGTCGTGAATGGCGTCCAGTCGGCGGACGGTCACCACGTCGTGGCGTTTTGCGGCGTCCAGTTGGTCACGGGCAATCTGACGCAACACGGCGGTGGCGATGGCCCACGGCGTTTTCCCGGCGTCCTTGTCGGGGCGTCGTTTCATTTGCCAGTGGAGACCCTCCTCGTCCACCCACGGCCCCAACGCGGCGGTGTTGACCTCACCAAACCCGAATTGCGCCAAGGCGGCGGCCAGACCGCGCGGCCCCTCGCCACCATACCCCCACGCGAAACCGCTAAACACGCCCACGCCCTTGGCCCCGTAAAACCAGACCTCCGCGACGTTGGCCCCGTGTTCGTTCTTGCGGACGCGTCCTTGGACCATGTGGACCGGCCCAATTCGTCCGTGGATGGCGTGGACGGCGTCCAAGCTAATGCGCGTCACGCCCCCCGCGTTGTCGTGGTGGCGTCGTTCGTTCCCGTGTTGTGTCGTGGTGATGGCCATATCTGATTCTCCTTGAGTGGGGAAGATGGCCCCGGGCGTTGTGCCCGGGGCGTGTGGTGCGTTTCTAGTCGCGTGGGCGGGGCGGGATCGGGCACCCGGTGCCGACGTTTCCGACCGGCTGATGCGAACCTCGCTCGAACCACAATTCGGTCAAGTCGTCGTCCGTCGGTCCGTGTTCCTTGGCGGCGTCGATGGCGTCCCGGATGACGCGCCACGGGGTTTTGGACACAATCGCGGTCCGGTCGTTCAAGTGGCGGTCAAACAGAATTCGGGCGGCCACGGCGGCGGCCAAGTGGTAGTCTTCAAAGCCTTCAGCGCTGACGGTGTCGGGCATGTTGCGTGTGATGTTCGCCACCACGAATTGGCACAGTTCGCGGTACATGTCGGGAACGCGGCCCGACATGTCGCCAAGGCGGTCAACCATGGAATTAGTCATAAGTCGGCGGGCGTCGGCGGCGGTCAAAGTCGCGGGGTTGCTGGGCATGTCGTTCTCCTTGTGAGGGTGGCGGGCGTCGTTTGCCCGTGTGTGTCATCTGTAGTAGAGTGTACGGGGAATCCCCGTAAGCGTCAATACCAATAACCGGGAATTCCCCGTATTCCGGGTTTTTTGCCAATTCCGGGGAATTCCCGTAAAGTTGCTATGGACATACGGGGCGGCCCCGTGCTACATTGCCACCCGGTGGTCGGTTGTCGGCCACCACAACGACACCCCAAAACGGAGGCGGACATGTTCATGGTAAAGGCGTTTAGTGTCACGGCGGCGGTCGTCGTGGTGTTGCGGCTGGTATTCGTGCGGCTGAGTCGACCGGCGAAACCGGCGACGGCGGACGCGGCGGATTGCGGCCCGGAATGTGATTGCATCGGCTGCACGGCGGACGCGGAAGCGTGGGCGGGCGTGGCGGCAAAGGAGGCGGCGGATGGGCGCACCAATTGATCAACCCCAACCATTGCGTGGTTGGACTATCGCGACGGCGCGACGGGGGCCACGCGCCCCGCTAGACACGGACGACGTGGAAGAACTGACGCGGGGCGTTGCGCAAGCGACCGCTTACCCGGAAGACGACACGCAAGCGGCTGTTGTTCTGGACGCCATCACGGCGTTGCAATGTCACGGCGTGGCGGTTCGGTCGGAAACGCTGGGGTATTTCGTGGACCCGGCGTTGTTGCGTCCGATGACGCTAGGCGGCGCGGCACCCAAGGACGCGCCCGGGCGGCCCGTATTCTATCCGGTTCCCGAATTCGCGGAGCCAAACTACTTGAGACTACACGCGGACACCGTGGCGGTGGTCGTGTTGTGCGTCGGCAACGCGTGGGACGGCCACAAGCGTGTCCGTGTCGCGGAAGAATCGGCGGAACGCGCGGGCGTTCCGGTCTACTATCTTTTTCCCCCAATTGAGGAGACCAAATGACAACCCGAACATTCATTCTAGTTGACGGGCGGACCGTCTGTTGGTGCTGTCTGACGGCCAAGCGCGGCGGCGCGGATATTCGCCACGTCGTCGAGCTTGGCCCCCCGGCGTCCACGTGCGCGGTGTGCAACGCTGACGCGATGGACGAGCCCGCGTTCGGCATCATGTGTGCCGATTGTGCGGACGTCCTTGTGGCCCCATTGGTCCACCCGTACGACGTGGACAGTGTCGTGGAATACGTGGGCACGTTGCTTGACGTCGGCGGGTGGCAACCGGCGGGCGGCGGCGCGTGGGTATGCCCCGCGTGCGTGAGACAACGCAACGCCAAGGCGGTGGAAACGCTGGCCCGGCGTGCGGCCATTGTCGTGGACCGTCTCAAGGGGGAGGTGGCCCATGTCTGACAAGCCATACACGATAGGCCCAATGGCCACCGATCGGGACGCGTGGTTGGAAGCCCGAAAAGGCGGGATTGGCGCAAGTGAGGCGGCGGCGGCGTGTGGCGTGTCCCCGTGGTCGTCCCCGGCTGAGTTATGGGCGCGGAAAACCGGGCTATTGCCCGACGTCGAGGACAATGACGCCATGCGCATGGGGCGGAAGCTGGAGCCCGTCGTCCTTGACGAATACCGGGAAAGGACCGGCTACGCGTTGCGTTATCCTTTCCCGTTGTGCCTTTCCACCCGCCACCCGTTCATGTTCGCCACCCCGGACGCGGAAACCGAATCGGGGGACCGTTTGGTAGAGGCCAAGGTAACCACATTTCGACGCGTCCACGAATTCGGCGACGAGGGCACGGACGACGTCCCCCCGGATTATCTGTTGCAATGCCAACACCAAATGGCGGTGACCGGCCACGACCGGGTGGACCTTGCGGTGCTGGTTGACGGGCGAACGCTACGCGTGTTCCACGTTGAACGCCATCAACAGTTGATAGACCGCATGGTGGCGTTTGAGGCGGCACTATGGCGGCACGTTGAGGGCAACACGGAGCCAGCGTTGGATTTCACGGCCCCGGGCGTGCGTGACGTGCTGGCGGCGTTATACCCAGATTCCACGGGCGTTATCGTCCCCGTGGCGGACACGGTCACGGCGTTGTGGGAACGCAAGGACAAGGCGGCCCAAGACGAAAAGGACGCCAAGGCCCGCAAGGACGCGGCCACGGCGGAATTGCTTGCCATCATCGGCGGCGGCAAGGGCGTGGAATTGCCCGACGGTCGCGTTATATCGCGGTCCATCATTGCCGACACATTCGTAACTCAAGACGACGTGGACGCGCTGGCGGCCAAGGTGGGCGGCGTCAAGCGAAAAGGCCACGTCCGAGTGTCTATCCGAAAGGGGAAAAAATGACGACGGTTAGAGAAATGACCGCATTGATAAAGGCGGACAACGTCCAAGCGGAATTGGCGGCGGGAATGTCCCCACGCATGGGGGCGGCCATCCAATACGTGGCCCATTGTGCGGTGTCGCATATCGCGGCAAACCCGGGAATTGCCACATGTACGTGGCCAAGCGTGTTTTCATGTCTCAAGCGGTGTTGCGAATTGGGGATCCTTCCGAACGGTGACGAGGCGTACCTTATCCCGTTCAAGGACAAGAAGAAAGGCGAAACCGTTTGTACGCTCATTCCCGGATACCGTGGATTGGTTAAAACGCTCAAGGCGTGCGGCGTCGTCGTGTCCATAACCGGCGAGTGTGTCTACGAACATGACGCGTTTTCGTTCGGCATGGGCGACGATGAACACTTACGCCATAGCTGGCCCATGACCGGGGACCGTGGGAAACCAATCGGCGCGTGGGCGCGGGCGGAATTGCCCGGCGGCGGGCGTCAATTCGTCGTTCTGACGTTGGACGAAATCGAGGGCGTCCGGCGTCAAGCCAAGAGCCCGAATTCCCCCGCGTGGGCCAAGCATTGGCCACGCATGGCGGTGAAAACGGCGGTGCGTCGTTTGGTCCGTTTGATTCCCCCGACGTCCCAAGAACAAGCGGCGGCGGTGGCGGACATTATGACGGCGGATAATGCCGAATTCGACGACCACGGAAGCGGCACCATAGACGCGGACCACGCGGCCCCGTCGTCCGGGTCCAAGGCGGACGAACTGGCGGACGTGCTGGGCGGCACCACGCCCACGGTGGACGAATGGGACGACACCCCGGAAGACGCCCCCACGACGACCGACACGCCACCGGAACGTCCGGCCCCCCCGTCGTCCCCGCCAAGCGACGACGCCCCCACGACGACCGACACGCCCACCCAATCGACGTTTGACCGTCTCAAATTGAGCATTGCGGCGGCCATGTCCATAACGGCGGTCAATACGTTGTCGTCTCAGGCGGAAGAGGCGGCCCACGCGGACGCCATCGACGACGACGAATTGGCCAAACTACGCGGGTTGGCGTCGGACCGCGCGGACGAAATCAGGGCGGCCCGTGGTGAACGTTCCAACGGGTAGGAGGCCCCGATGAAACGCGAAGGTATCAACCACCCCAAAACCCGGGCGTTGGCCCGGGGGCTGGGGATCCCTCAATACGCGGCGGTCGGGCTGTTGGAGTGTTTGTGGGCGTTCACGTCCACGGCGGCCCCATGTGGGGACGTCGGCAAGTGGTCCAACGACGAAATAGCCGAGGGGATGTTTTGGGACGGGAAACCGGACAAGCTAGTGGACGCATTGGTGGCGGCCCGTCTTCTGGACCGTTGCGGCGTCCACCGGCTAGTCGTCCATGATTGGCACGAACACGCGGACAAGGCAACCCGAAACAAAGTCAACGGGAGGCGTCTAACATTCGTTCGTGTTGAAACGCCCGTTACAATTTCCCCCGCCACGGGGGGGGAATTGTGCAACAATGCCCCCATGTCGGGAGATGGGGCACACCCTCCAGGGCCAGGGGCAGGGGCAGAGCCAGGGGCAGGGGCAGTTGTGCATTTCGACGAAATTGAAATTGCGTTTTCGGAATTCTGGAAACGCTACCCGAACAAGCGAAACAAGCAAACCGCGTTTAAGGCGTTCCAGAAGGCTTGTAAACGCGGCGGCGCGGAAGTGGTGTCAATCATCATGGAAGCGCTGGAACGCCACGTAGCGGCCTGCCAGGGCGTCGAGAAGCGGTTTATTCCCCACGCGGCCACATGGCTAAACCAAGAACGCTATTTGGACGACCCGGAAGACGAAACCGACGACCCCACGGCAACCCCCGGGGACACGTCGGAAGCGGCCCGATTTTTGAACGGCTGACGGTTTCCGTATAGTCCACCGCAATGGTATTTAATACACTCCCGAACACTTGTTACAGAAAGGGCGGGCAAATGAGCAACGACCCGGCCAACCAACCAATGGACGACGACGGCGCGGCGGCGTTCGTCAAGTGGCATTGCGGCCACTTCCGCGCGACGTCCTATTGGCTATCCCACGACGCGCCCCCGGGAATCCATTTGACATGGAAAGCGGTACTGGCGGACGTGACGTTGGCGGAAGCCAAGGCGGCCACGCTGGCCATGGCGTCCGGCGACATTGAAACCCCCACGGACCCGGCGGCCCATCCCCGGGCAATCAAAAGCCACGTTGAGCGTGAACGACGACGCAAGGCCAAGGCGGCCCGGGGCGGCGGTTCGGCCCACGAGGCCACATATCGTTGTCCCAATTGCATGGACACGGGCGTGGTCATTATCTGGCATCCAATCCAAATGGCGGAATACGCCAAGGGCAACACGCCCAAGCGGGACACGGCGGCCACGTTTTGCGTGTGTGAATCGGCGGAGTCGGCTGGCAAGGGGACGGGGCGCGACATGGCGACATTCGACCCGGCCCGCCACGTCCGGTTTACTGGGCTAGGCTGGGCGGTCGACGTCAAACAACTGGACCGGCCAACGGAAGACACGGAAGACACGGAAGACCATAGCGGCGGGCGCGGTGCCCCCACGGATTGGGATCCCGATACCGAATTCTGAGAAAGGACAGCATGGCAAAGCAACCCGTTTTAGTCATCCCGGGGAAACTGCCCCCGGACATTGTGGAGCACGTCGGGTTTGGGTGGCGGGTCGTCGTTTACGGCGACACGCCCACGCAAGGATCCAAGAAGACGGCCCCGGTCTACGCCCCGGGTGACCTCAAGCGCTACGGGCGCAAATATGCAACCCCCATACGCCACCAAATAGTGGACGAACACGCGGACCGGCTCAAGCGGTTTCGGGCACGCGTCAAGGCGGCCTGTTTCGGCGTCGTGCGTCCGGCGGACATGATACCACGGCCCCACCCGGTGGCCATGACCACGACCGTGTGGCTACCCCGGCCCAAGTCGCATTATCTCAAGTCCGGCGACATTCGGCCCGGCGCGTTGGGGTGGCCAACGACGAAACCGGACCTATCCAAGCTGGCCCGGGCAATCGAGGACGCGCTAACGAACATCCTTTACAAGGACGACAGCCAAGTGGTCGTCCACAATCAGGCAAAGCTATACGTTGACCGGGGGGACCACCCGCGCGTCGTCGTTTACGTGCGGCGATGGGTGGACGTCCCGAACAAATACGCGGACTATCGGGAATGGGTCGAAACCGAACACGAGGAGGTGAAAGATGGATAAAAAGGATTTCGGCGCGCGTATTCGCGGGCGCATGCAATTATTGGGGCTGACGGCCCGGCAAGTGGCGGAAGCCAACGACGTGTCGGAACGGACCGTGGAGGAGTGGGTTTACGGTCGATACCTTCCGGCGCTGGACAAGCTGGCGGCGCTGGCCAAGTCCCTCGAAACGACGCCCAACCATTTGCTTGGTTTCGTTGAGGCGGACCACGTGGCCAATCCCGGCGTTGCTTCATTCCGGGCGGCTGTTGGCCATGCTCGGGCGGCGGCGGACCACCTAGTGGTTGTGTCCGTGGAAGCGACGGAAGACGGGCGAGTTACGCTAGGCGTGTGCCCGGCGGGAAAGACGACCAAGCCAATGGGGCGTCGTCTAATCCGGTTCCGGCGTTCGGAGGCGGATGTTCAGAACACGAAAAAGGGGCGGCGATAACGCCACCCGCAACACCAACAAAGGACAACCCGAAATGACACAAGAAAATCAATTCGATATTGAGAACGTCGGACCAATCGCGCGGCTGGCAATCCCGATTCCCGAGGGGGGCGGCGTCGTCGTACTACGCGGACGAAACGGCGCGGGGAAGTCAACCGCGCTGGCGTCCATCCAATCGGCCATGTCCGACAAAGGCCCACGGGTCCACGCGTCCGACGGACAAAAGCGCGGAACGGTTGACGGGTTCGGCGCGCGGCTGACCGTCGGGCGTTCGCTCAGGCGGACCGGGGAAATGGAAGTGGACCACCTAGAGGGCAGGCTGAGTATTGCGGCCCTTGTGGATCCCGGATTGAAAGGCGCGGAAGCGTCGGACAACGCAAGGATCCGGGCGCTTGTCGCGTTGCAAGGCATCCAGACGGACCCGGAGGCGTTCGCCAAACTGGCCAAGGACGCGGACGAATTCGACACCGTCATGTCCGGCCAAGCGTTGGACGCGGACGTGGTCACGGCGGCGGGCGCGGTCCGGCGGGCGTTCCACGCTCAGGCCCGGCGATTGGAAGACAAGGCAAACGCGGACATGGCGGCGGCGGACGCCATCATTAAAGAGACCGAGGCGGACCTTGACGCCATCATTAAAGAGACCGAGGCGGACCTTGACGCCATCCCGGCAACCGACGTGGACCCGGGCGGCGCGCTAGTCAAGGCGGCGGAAGAACTGGCGGCCATCGCCACCATGCGGGACGCGTACGTGGAAGCGGTCGACGCGGCACAACGGGCCACGGCGACATTGAACACGACCACGCCACCCGCAAACATTGAAGCCATGCAAGCGGCGGAAGACACGGCCCGGGCGGCGTTCGACGCGGCGGCGGAAGCGGAAGCGGAAGCGGCGGCGGCGCTTGAGGAGGCACAACGGGCCATGGCGGCGGCCACGGACGCCACCATGGTGGCCCACAAGCAATTGGACGCGGCCAAGGCGGAAACGACGGCGGCCCGTGCGGCGTCGGCGGAATGGATACGGCTAACTGGCGTCGTTGAGGCGTTGCACGACGTCCCCCGCGTGACCGACACGGAAGTGGAAGAGGCCAAAGCAAAAACGGAACGGCTTGGCACGGCGGCGGCCAACGCGTCCAAGCGGGCGGAACTGTCCGAGCGGCTGACGGCGAATAAGGCCAAGCGGGCGGACGCGTCCGACACGCTCAAGGACGCGGAACGGCTCAGGGACGCGGCACGGGCCACGGACGACGTGTTGGCGGCGGCCATCAAGGCGGGTTCCCTCACGGTGGAAGCGGGGCGGCTGGTATTCAGTCACGCCACGCGGGGCGTCGTTCCGTATTCCGAATTGTCCGAGGGGGAACGCTGGACCATCGCCATAGAGATTGCGGCGGAATATCTGGCGGAAACCGGCGGCGTCCTTGTCGTCGAACAAGGCGCATGGGAAGGGCTGGACCCCGACAACCGGGAACACGTGGACGCGGAATGCAAGCGTTGCGGCGTGGTCCTATTGACGGCGGAAGCGACCGACGGACCGTTGCGGGTGGAGGCGGCCCAATGATTATGCAATACAACGACCCCGGCGGGAGGCAACCCCCGTTGGGGCGGCGCGTCGATTGTCCCAACGTCCCGTTGTCCATTCGACACGTCAGCGAACTGGCTAGGCTGTTGCACGTGTCGCTAAGCGTCAAGGTTGGCAACTACCGGGCGTCCGAAGAACGCAAGGACGACCCGGCCCCAATTATCGGCTTTGATTACAGAGGCCCGGACAATTCGTCGCTGCTAGTCGCGCGGTTTGTGGTCACGGCGTTTTTGTTGGGCGTCGATACCGAAAGGAAGGTGGCCAATGACACGTGACACAATCAAGCCCGGCCCGGGCTGGCGTCACATGGGCGGGGCGGTCTACGAACACACAACGGGCGTACGAATCCACGGCGGCGGCCTAATGGCGGTCATGCCAGACGGGCGAACGGTCGTTGGCGCGGCGTTGTCTATGTCGCGGACCGTGTGGACGTACATTGAGGCGAACGGACACAACCGGCGGCGCGGCTTAATGGCGTGGGCGTTGTCTGAGTATCGAAAGGGGGCGGCGAATGGCCATTGATTGGAAGGGGAAAGCGTGGGCGGCCATTGACACGATTATGAAAGCCAACCCGGACGCGGGCGTGGAAGAATTGCGGGTTCTATTGCGGGACGCGTACCCATTCGGCGAGCGGAAATACCACCCCTACCGGGTTTGGTTGCGGTGTGTCAAGGTTGCTTTGATCGGTCGCGAAAACGGCCAATGGTGAAAGGATGGGACGACATGGCCAAGAACATTGGCGAATATGTGGCGCGTTGCGACGCGTGCGGAATCGAAATGAGCAAGACGTTTGAGGGGACCAACGACGAGGGCCGAATAGTGGAGGACGTGGTCGCGGACATAACGTCGTGGTTGCGGCGGCACCATTGGCGGCCCACGGACGACGGCGGCGATTTATGCCATGTGTGCGCGGAACATCGGATACAACGGCGGGCGGCGCGAATACGGGCGGCGGTGTGCAACGCGGAAGCGGCGGCCCGGGCGTCGGAATTCGTGGGCGTGGACGACGGGAAGGAGGCGAGTGATGGCTAAACGCAAATGGGTGGAGGCGTCCGTATTCGCGGAATTGGGGAAGCTATGGAAGCGGCCCGCATACGTCCTATTGCCACAAGTGGCGGACGCGACCGGAAGCCAAGCCACGCGACGGGTGGACGCTATCGTGTGCCAAACGTTCCCGTCTCGTGGTTTGTGGTTGGCGGGCGTGGAAATCAAATGTCAACGCGGCGATTGGTTGTCAGAACTACGCAACCCGGCCAAGGCGGACGCAATCCACAAGTATTGTGACCAATGGTTTATGGCCACGCCCCCGGACATTATCCGGCCCGGTGAACTACCGGACGGGTGGGGCCACGTCGTCGTGTCGGAGTATTCGGCCCCACGGGTACGCGTCAAGCCCAAGCCCAACCCCAACGTGGTGGCGTTAGACGTCGGCTTTGTGGCGGCGGTGTTGAGGCGGGCGGACGAGTCGGGCGCGGAAGTCCGGGAACAACTCAGGGCGGCGGCTATTGAACAAGCCCGGGCGGAGGTTAGTGGCACCATCGACCGGGCGGAACGCATAACCCGGGAAGCGGCGCGGGCGTCGACCGACGACGAACGCGTGTTGAAAGCGGCACGCGGACTAAAGGCGGCCACGGGCGTGGACATTGCGGGGTGGACGTCGGACCGATGGAAGGGACACGAGGCGCTAATCGTCGCAATCCACACCGGGAAGGTGGAAGAACTGGCCAACGCGTACGTGGAAGCGGCGGCCAAGATCAAAACCGCAAGGGAAAGGGGGGTGAAATGACCACGCCCAAGATAACTCTAGTGTCTAACATGTCGGCGTCGTTGTCGTTCGATTTACGACCGGCCAACGACACGGCGCGGCCAATCGAATTGGTACACAACCACGGGTGGGAATCCTTGGCCATGGAAGCGTTGCGGGACGCCCCGTTGTGGTACTTGTCCACGCCCTACGAATTCGACCGGGTGGGCCTATACCGTGCCCGGGTCCAAGTGGCACTGGCGGCGCTGGACGCATTGCACGAGGCGGGCGTGTTCGTGGTATCCCCGTTGGTCATGGCCCACGCCATGGTGGAAACCGGCAACACGTGGTTGGCGGACCGTTGGGTTTTGGACCCGGCGTTGTTGAGCGTGGCCACCGGCGTCATTGTGCTGGACATGCCCGGGTCCGAGGCGTGTCCCGTGTTCCAGTCCGAACGCAAGTTGGCGAAACGCGATAGTGTCCCCGTCTGGACCATGGAGGCGGTAAACGCATGACCGAACGCATGGACGCAATAGGCAAGGCGGCACGCGACAACCTGGGGACCGGCCACGCGGACCGTGCCCCCGTGTTGTGGTTCGGCGGAAAAGGGAAGCTGGCCCGCAAGATAGTGCCATTGTTGCCACGTGGGCGTGTGTACGTGGAACCCTTCATGGGCGCGGCGTCCGTGTTTTTCCATCTTCCAAGGCCCCGGCCCGTGGAAGTGTTGAACGACATAGACGGCGAATTGGTCAACCTGTTTCGCGTGTTGCAATGCCCGGACACGTTCCGGTCGTTCTGTCATCGCGTCACGTGGACCCCGTACGCAAGGGCTGAGTTTATACGGGCACTTCAAAGCCCGATGGACGCGGACCCGGTCACGCGGGCGTGGGCGTTTTTCGTGAGACAAAACCAAGGGTTTGGCGGCAAGGCCAACACCCCCGGCGACTGGGGGCGCGTGTTCACGGTGTCCGGCGGGATGGCGGAACAAACCGCCAAGTGGCGGGCGCGGCTGGCAATGCTTCCACGGTGGCACGACCGATTAACACGCGTACAACTCGATTCACGGGACGCGCTGGACGTCATCGCCTATTGGGATACGCCCGATACGGTGTTCTATATCGACCCCCCGTATGTCCACGATACAAGGGCGGGCAACATAGGCGTATACGCGGCGGAAATGTCGGACGCCAACCACGCGGCGTTGGTGGATGCAATCCGGGACGCCAAGGGGCAATGCGTGGTTAGTGGCTACGCCCACCCGATATACGAGCCATTAGAAACCGGCCCGTGGCGACGGGTCGATTTTGAGACGACAAGCCACGCGGCGGGACGCGTGCGCGGGTCCAGCATCAAGGACGGCAACGCACCACGGCGGGTTGAAACGCTTTGGATAAAGGAACACGACAACGGACGCTATCCGTTGTTCGCGGGGCTGGGGGACTAATGAGCGGTAAGCTCGAAACCCGAAAGACAAAGGGCGTTGTGGACGGTGCAACCTTTAACATGGAGGAGTAACGCGGATGGGAGCAGTACGGAAGAAACCGAAACCGGACGCCAACACGGGGTCCGACATTGGCGGGGGGTGGCTACTGGCCCCGGCCATGGACACGTCGACGTTTAGTTGTCGCGACCCGGACCAATGGCCCGGAACGCTGGCGGCGCTCAAGTGGGTGGTGACCATCGGCCCGCACGTTGCGGACTGGGCGGAATTCGCGGCCCCAATGATCGAGCCCGTACAACGCGCGGTCCGGCAACTGTCGGCGGCTGGCGTTACGACGTGGTGCCCGGCGTTGTACGCGGCGGACATGCTATCGCCCGGGCTGGATAGCAACGCCCGGGAATTCAACAAGTGGTTGAGATTCTACAAAGCGGCGATTAGTGGCGCGGAGGCGGTCGTCGTCGCGGAAATCCCCGGGTGGGAGGACATGCGTTGTATGCGAGTTTGTATTGAAATGGCCAGATTGACGGGGCGGCCCGTCTGGCGTATGTGGCAAGCCTGAAATGGAGGGACGTTATGAATTGGGAAATTGTATTGGGCGTCAACGTCGTGGCGTTGTGGTTTATCGTGTTCGTCCAGCGGTGGTGGATGGCGGGGCACGCGGAACGGCTGGACGAATTGGGGGACCAAGTGGACGCGGTGGCGGGGGAAGTCGTGCGGACCCCGTCAACGGTGTATCGTATCGCCCCCGGACAACTAGAAACCTAGAACGACGACCGAAAGGACAACCCGAAATGAGCAACGGAAGACAAGTAAACCAACTGACGGACGCGGCCAAATTCCAACTGCTGGATTGGTTGCGGGGACTACCGGACGACGTCAAGGAATCGGCCACGTGGGACGGATTGGTGGCACGGTGGCAAGGCGAAAACAAACAGCCCGTTACGGCTCAGAACATCCGCAACGTGGCCACGGCGGGCGGCGTCGAATTGGGGGCCATGCGGACCCGACGGACGCGGCCCATTGACCAAGCGGCCCGGCTGGCGGCGCTGGAACACGACGTCGAACGGATTGCGGAAGAACTGGACGCGCTCAAGGGCAAGCTGCTGATGGAATTGCACGCCATAAAGGCGGTGTTGGAAGGGCGGCCCAACGCGACGAACGGCCAACCGGAAGAACGCCACCCGGACCCGGCGGCCATGCCACTATTTCAAGGAGACTAAGGCCATGCGCGACATGTACGGGCTATCGGTACGCGCCCCGTGGGCGGGGCTAATCCGGGCGGGATTCAAGACGGCGGAAATTCGGACGTGGTCAACCCGCTTTCGTGGAACGCTGTTGATATGCCAGACGGCCACGCCCCGGGTTCACGCGTATAGTGACATGGCGGGCGCGTGTGTTGCCATCGCCACATTGGGCGACGTCCAACCGTGGGGGGCCGAGGACGTGGCATTTTCCTTGTTCACGCCCCCCGACGACGGCCAAACATACTACACGTTTTGGCTAGACAACATCCGGCCCGTGGTTCCGTTCAAAGTCAAGGGCACGCCCCGGTTATGGGGCGTGTCGGACAAGCAACGGGAACAAGCGGAAGAGGCGGCGGAGGAATTCGACCGGCTGGCGGTGCGGGACGCGGCCCACGGCGGGTTTGCGTTCAGTCGCCACGGGCTAATGTGGGACGCCATGGTTATGGCGGCCCTGCTTGGCTACACACTAAACCCGAACGGAAGAAAGGCGGTCTGACAATGGACCAAGCGGAAGCAATGCGATTGTTGCGTATGAACTACGGGAAAGACATTTGGGAACGCGTCACGGCGTCCGTGGTCCCGATGTTCGGAATGTTGGAACACGACGACCCACGGCGGGCGCTGCTGACGGCGGCGTGGATATGCCCGGACGTCCCCATGGACTATTGGGCACCAAGGGACACCGGCGGGCGGTGGGAAAGGCTGTCTGACGGCCCACGGCGTGGGGACCACCCCCCGGGGGTGAGGGCGTATCGTATCCGTCCAAGCTGGCGGCCCGGCCCCGTCGTCGTGGACGGCACTAAACCGTTTGTGGTTACCAACCACGCCACGGGCGTGGAAACAACGATATGCCCCGTTTTGAGGGAGGGACGGCTAAGGGTGGCATTCAACCACCCCGGGGACTACGGGCGAACGGTGGCGCTCATGGACGCCCCATTCTACGGCCCGGTGTCCGGTTTCAGATATGTTGGCCCGTACGCATTGGAAGGGGAAGACGGAAAAATGGTTGCCCCGGCCCCCGAGATTCCGCTACACTTGGCGGAGTTTGTGGCGTTCGAGCGGATAGGCGCGGACGACGACGAATAAACGCCCGGGCTGGCGGTCGAAACGTGGGCGTCTAGCATGGACGGCCACGCGGTAGACATTGCCCCGCGTTCCCCACGCCCCCCACGGAGGCGGTTGTCGCGTTGTAACGACATGGGGGCCAGACGTAACCTCTTTTTTGGGTGGGGGCCACGCTATCTCCTTGGCGTGGCCCCCGTTTTCGTGTCCATGCTTGAATATCGGGGTCCAGACTAAAGGAATCGGCCAAAATCCGACGCAACCCACCATCCCGCAACGGTTTAGGGGTTAAAGTGGGGGCGGAAGACGGAAAAACGGCCCCGTCTCCACGAACTACGCCCGCGCGCGGGGAATTTTCGGCAATCCGTTTGCAATCCACGGCTGAGTTGACATAATGCCCGGTGTCGGCCACATGCGCGCGGGTGGTCGTCTCCTTCCGGTTCCCTATCCGGCGGGGCGTCGTGGGTCCATATCCACGGCGTCCCATTCTTCCATGTTCACAACGACCGCGCGGCATGAAAGGCGCGGCAATGTCGGACATTCCAGTGGTAAGCGCAACAAGGGCGATGGCGGACGCGGTCCGCAAGTTGGCCCGCGTTTTCTTTTCGATCCCGGCCCCGGAAGCGGGCAAGGGTATTACGTGCGTGTTGGTCCAGACACCGGCCAAGCTGAACGCGGCCCAAGTCACGGCGTTGGAAAACGCCATCGAGGCTATCGCGGGGGCGGGCACGTCCGTGGAAGTGGCCAAAGTGGTTGGCAATGGGGAAGTCCCGGCGGACGTGGCGGGCTACACAATCCACGTTCGCGGCAGGGCGGGGTTTGTGCCCGTCAAAAACGCATGATGGCCACAACCGCGTTTATCCTTTTGTGGTGTGGCGTCGGCGTTCCATTCGGGCGCATGGCGTGGGCCATCACGGGGGAAGCCAAGCGGCCCCCGCATCGACCACCCATGCCCGTGGGCTGGCGGCTGGCGTCCGTTGCGGCGGCGTGTCTGGCGTGGCCAGCAATCGTTTTGTTGGGGGTGGCGTACGCAATCAAAGGAGGTGACCGATGACGTGGGTGGTGGTTCTAATGTGGGGCGCGGCCAGCATGGCGGCGGTCTATCTGGCGGCAACGGTTGGGTTGGGCGTCCTGTTGTGGTTCCGTATGCCACGCGACGACGACCCGGAGCCCCCGGGCTGGCGCTGGCGGCGGGCGTCCATGTGCCTGCGCATGGGGCTGTTGTGGCCCATGTTCCTATTGTGGGGGCTGGCGTCATGGTGGAACGCCCGGACAATCAGGCGTGGCGGCCACGACTACGTGGAACGCCCGGACGACTACTCGTGAGGGGGACGACATGACGCGTAAGTATTGGATTTCCGGCGCGGCTGGCAACCTGAGCGACGACACCAAATGGTCCTTGTCGTCTAACGGCCCGAACGACACCACGGCCCCGGGCGCGTCGGACGTTGCGGTGTTCGATGGCGCGGGCGGCAACAACGGCAATTGCTCATTATCGGCGGACTGTGGAAGCGTGACCGACGACGGCGGCGGTGTGTACACGGTAACCCCGGGCGTTAAGGGGCTGGAATTTGGGGCGTCCTATACGGGCACGTTTTCCCGTGGTTCGTACGCGCTGGCCATCGGCACGGATGGCATAGCTGCTAGCGCGGCACAAAACGGATGTTTCAACGCGGGCGCGGGGTTATTCGGCACGTCCGGCCCGGTGAACGGCAACGGGATATCAACGTTCACGTACGGGACGGGCATTTGCGTGTTGACCGGCGGGGCGCTAGGGAGCCCGGTGACTGCCGATAGTCGGCTATATGGTTGGATTGTCGCGGAAGGTGCCCACGTCCAATTTGGCGCGGCGTTCTACCGGACAGGGGGGCTAACCATCCACGGGCAAGCGGAGTGGACAACGTCCATTTTTGCGGCGGCTAGCAGTAAGCTATGGATTGAAGACGGGGCGGTTATCACTGGCGCGGGGACCGTCTACGTGGCGGATAATTGCACGTGCCAAGTGGACAACCACACAACGTCTATCGCGCCCACGGCAACGGTCGCGTTTAACACCCCGTCCAGTTGTTCCGGCAGCGGATATCTCCCCTTGGTCGTGGTGCGAAATTACGGAAGCAACGGAACGGTTGAATTCACCAACACGGGCGGTATCGGCAATCTACAAATGACCCGCAAGAACGCGGGCGTACATACGGACATCGACCTAAACGACACGCCAATTTATGGCGACCTGACCGAATCGGCGGACGCGTTGGGCACGTACGGTTACACGGGGACGTTTGTTTGGTCGGGCAACGCGGACCAAGAGCAAAGCATACCCAACGCGACCACGACTGCGTCCAGCGAATACGACAAGACGGGCGGAACGCTCACAATCACCACGGGCGACGTGACACAAGCGGACGCGTGGGCGGTTGCATCCGGTGGGCTGGCAATAGATGCGGCGTACACTGACGATTGGGACGGCGACGGCAACAACCTAGTGTTGGGCGGGACGTTTGCGTGGCCCGGATGCGCGGTCGACCTCTCGGGCGCGGCGTACTTCGCGGGCGAAACGACCATAGCGGCGGGCGGCACGCTCACGGCGGATTATTGCTATATTGACGGCGACGAAATAGGGGGCGGTCCCCATGTCGGCGTTACAACCTTGACGGGCGACACGGTAGCGGCTGGCGTCGTGTGCGTTGCCCTAGCGGAGGAGGAGTGAAATGGGCCAGACGATACCCCACGGGGCGATTGCCAAAAAGCACGAAAACTACCCGGCGGCCAACACGGCGGCGGTGGTGACTATCACGCCCGCAAGCGGAAAACGGGTCGTGTTGAGGCGGGTTCAAGTGTCGATAAGCGGCACACCGGCGGCGGGCACGGTCGTTACCATCACGGTGGGCGGCGTCACCAAATTCAAACAGTACGTAGAAAAGGGGGGGTTGTCCTTTTCGATGTTGGGCGGCTCAGTCCTTGCGGGCAACGCGGACGACGTCGTGGTGGTGACCGTGTCGGCCCCCGGGGCGGCGGGGCAAGCCACGTTGGACGTGTGGGAGTGGTGATATGCTAGATATACTGGCGTCCATGCTGGCCACGTACATGGTGGGCGGCATCATCGCGGGCGTGGTCGCGTTCCAATGCCCGAAACGGAAACACTTAACGCTCCGGCCCCGGCTGTTGTGGGCGGCGTTCAATTTCGTTGTGTGGCCCGCGACACTTGCGGGCATGGTGTACGATTGGATAACGGGCACGTAGGAGGCGGACATGTTGCTTTTCCTGTTGTTCGTGCTGGGCGTTATCGTTGGCGTTGTCGCGGCGGTGGCGTGGGTACTATTCAAGACCGGGGGGCGGCTATGATAATCGGCGTGGCTATCGGCATTGTGGCCACCATCGCGTTGGCGGTGGTCGGCCCCTACTTGTGGCGCGGGTTTCAATATGCCCGGCTAGGCTGGGCTATGCGTGGGATAGGGACCGGGCGGTGGTTGCTTTACACGGGCACGGTGTTTGCTATCGGCGTTGTGGTGGGCTGGAACGCACGGTTTCTATTTTTGCGGGCGTGGTAATGGGCAGGCGGCGGCTATTCTGGACGGCGTGGTGGGCGGTCGTGGCGGCCATCCTGTTGGGGCTGGCGGCGGTTGGCATTATCCAAGACATTGCGGGGTAACCATGGGCGTTGAATTTCTGGCAATCATTGCGGCGGCGGTCGCGGTGGGGTGTTTCCTTGGCGTGTCGGCGGCCAACCTTGTGTGGTACGCGTTGACGCGGACCAAGTAGGGGGGAAGACATGGCGAACTATGGCACGGACGCGGGCATTAGGTCCATATTCGGGTCCGACAACGTGGACGCGTGGGCGGACCTAGACAACGACCAAGACGCCACCAAGATGGCGGCCCGGATTGCGGAGGCCATCGACGACGCGGAGGCCGATCTACACGACCGGCTAAGGGGCGGACCGTACACCATCCCGATTTCTGGCGGCGCGGCTTCCACGACCATGGCCCGGTTGGCTAACACGCTGGCGGGCGTTCTGTTGTACGAGGCCCGTGGCGTGGTCGACATGGACCCGGAAACGGGCCAACCAATCGACCGGCTGGCGGCCCATCGAAAACGCGTCGTCGTGACCGTTGAGCAAATACGCTCCGGGGAACGCGTGTTGGACGCGGCGTTGGACGGGGACGTATCCACGGGGCCATCCGTCGTTGAGTAGGGGACACCATGGCCAAGTCCAAGCCACGAAAACCGTTGACCGAACACCAATTGGCACGCGTCGAGGCGCTAGCTTATGACGGGCTGACCAATGGCGAAATTGCGTTGACGTTGGGGATCCCGAAAGTCCAGTTGACGGCGGACGGCGGGGTGGCACTGGCCCGGGGGCGGGACGCCAAGGCAACGACCGTTGGCGAGGACGTGTTGCGGCTGGCGGCTCAGGGTATGACTGCGGAAGACATAGCGTTATTGGTGGGCATGTCACGCACAACGCTTTATAAGCGCTTCCGGCCACTACTGGACCGGGGGCGGGCAATGCGTAACCAGTCGTTATTGGAGGCCATGTTCGACACGGCGGTAAACGACCGATCGGCACAAATGCAAATCTGGCTGTCAAAGCAATGGTTGGGTATGCGTGACCCGGAACGGGAACGCCCGGACGTCGAGGGGCAATCGGCGGACGATCTACGCCACGAACTGGCGGCCATGGAAGCGGCCACGCGTGTGGACCCGCCAACGGAAAACACCACGGACGGGGGCGGGCAATGAATTGGGAAACGCTACGTTACCACCCCGTCCAGCAGGCGGCGTGGCGGTCAACGGCCCGGTTTGTGGGCATCCACGCGGGGCGCGGCTCAGGCAAAACCATGTTGGCTAAGCGCAAGCTGGCGTTGGAAGCGCTGAAGCCCACCCGTGACCGTCGGCTCTTGTTCTACGTGGCCCCCACCACGCAGCAGGCTAAGCGTATTGCGTGGGACGACATGTTGGAATTACTAGACGGGTACGTGGCCCGCGTGATGATTTCGGATAGCTACATAGAAACCGTGGTGGGACACCGTCTCTACGTTTGCGGGCTGGACAAGCCAGAACGTATTGAGGGCAAGCAATACGCGTTTGGCGTTTGTGACGAGTCTAGCGACCTCAAGTCACGCGCGTTTGAGCGGTCGATTCTTCCGGCGCTTATCGACGTTCCCGGCGGCTGTTGGCGAATTGGCATTGGCAAGCGGCACGGACCAAGCGGCCCGGAATTCCGCCAATGGTGCGTTGAGGCCCCCAACGTGGCGGACCGGGAAGTGTTCACGTGGCCAAGCGGCGAAATAGCCAACGCCCAAGTGGTGGCGGCGGCACGCCACGGAATGGACGCCCGGGACTACCTGGAGCAATTCGGCGGCGATTGGTCGGACGGTGGCGGCGGCATCTATCACGCGTTCCACCGTGCCCACAACGTGCGACCGTGCGCGTACGATCCCCACCGGGAAATTGTCGTGGGTATGGATTTCAACGTGGACCCCATGTGTTGGACCTTGGCCCATGACTACGGGTCACGGTTGGAAGTGTTCGCGGAGGTCTTCTTGAGGGACACCAACACCCCGGCGGCGCTGGACGTCCTACACGGGCGATATCCACGCCATCGGTCCGGCTGGGCGTTCTACGGGGACGCGGCGGGACGCGGTCGACACACAAACGCGGACGTGACCGACTACGCGCTAGTCAACAACGACCCGCGATTTATTGAGGCGGGGCGTACAATCAACTACCCACGGGCCAACCCACGGATTGCAACGCGTTTCGCGACGGTCAACGCGTTGTTGTGCAATGCGGACAACGTCCGGCGGTTGTACGTGGACCCGGGCTGCGTTCATCTAATACGCGACCTTGAGGGGCTGGCGTACATACCGGGGACCAACGACCCGGACACAAGCGGAAATATCGGCCACATGGCGGACGCGCTGGGCTACCCGATAATGTTTCTCTATCCCATGCCCGTGGTGGCCACGGTTGGAAGCGTGGGCGTTTACGACATGGACACGCAAGGGGTATAACAATGGGCATTCGGCAAATGACGGGCGACGTGCTGGGCAAGCTGGCGGACTGGATGAAACCCTCCGGCACGGACGCGGAAACTACGGGAAGCCAAACCGGCGGCCAAACCGTTGGAATGGACGACGGGGTGAGTGAATACGACAGGGCGAACGCATACGCCCTATATCGGGATATTCGACGGCTTCCCACGGTGGCGTTGGCCCGGGCGGTGGCGGTGGCCCCAATCATCGCGGCGGACTGGGCGGTGGAAGCGGACGACGACGCCCCGGCGGGAATGGCGGACCTTGTCGAGGACGTGTTCACGAATCAACGGCGGGAACTGTTGGAGCCCGCGTTGTTTTTTGGATACCTTGACTATGGTTGGTGCCCGTTTGAAAAGATCTGGACCGAACGCGACGGCGCGTATGTAATACGCAAATTCAAACCCCTCCTCCACGACCTAACGTCCATCGTCGTGCGGTCCGATAACGGGGCGTTTCTCGGGTTTGCTCAGGGCGACACGCGGTTGGCGTTACCCGACACGCTGTTGTTTAGCTGGCGTGTTGAGGGCACCAACTGGTATGGGGAATCCATCTATTCCGGGTTGCATCGTCACGGGCTGTTTGACGCGTGGCTAGACGCCAACGCGTCGGCGGGTCGTTACGACGTCAAATTGGCGGGGCGTATTATCGTGTGTCGCCACCCTCAAGGGCGTTCAAGGATCCGGGGCGTTGAGAAAGACAACGACCAAGTGGCGAGAGACCTATTGAGCGACGTCAAGGGAAGCGCGGGCGTAGTGTTGCCATCCACCCCGCAAACCATCGGCGCGGAGACAACGGACGCGTGGTCGTTGGAAATGTTGGAAAGCGGCGGAAGCGGCCAACCCGGTTTCGTGGCCCGTCTCAAGTACCTTGACGCCCAACTCGTCCGGGCATTGGTCATGCCGGAACGCGCGGTTCTTGAGGGGTCCACGGGTACGCGGGCGGACGCGGACGCCCACGGCGACGTCGGGTTGACCGTGGCGGAACTGGCCCATGAACAAGCCACAACGATTGTCAACCGCCACGCGGTACGCGCGGTGCTGGAATACAATTTCGGTCCAAGCCAACGCGACAAGGCCCGGTTGGTAGCGGCCCCATTGGTCGACGAAAAACGGCGGGCAATGTCCGAAGTCTACGCGGCCATTTTGGCCAACCCGGCGGGGGCGTTGGAAGAATTCGAGGCGCTGGACACGTCGGCCATGCGTCAGACAATCGGTCTACCGGAAAAGACGGGCGGGGACTACGCCACGGAAGGAATGGACCCCAACGCCCCGGAAGCGGACGCGGTGGCGGCCATTTACGACACCATCGCGGGGGAGTGAAATGAAAGCGGCGGGGCCAGTTTCCAAGGCGGACCGACGGTTGGCCAACAGGATAAACGCGGACAAGCGGCCATTGGAACAAGTGGCGGCGGTGGACGCGTTGCGCTGGACCCGGCGAATAGTTCGCGACGTCGTGGGCGCGGCCAAGCGCGGCGACGACGTGGAACGCGCGTTGGAGGCGGCTATCTACTCACGGAAAGAAACGCTGACCGCGCTAATGGTGGCGGCCCATGCGTTGGGCGTCCGGCGGACCCAACTCCAATTCCCCCAACGCGTGCTTGGGCTGTCCGACACGTACAAAGGCGGCGCGGAGGACTATCTGGCCCGTCAAAAGCTGTTGACACCGGCGGACCGCGCGGAATTGGTGGCGTACTACGGACCGGCGGCGGAACGCGTGTTGGGGGGAATGTATGACGCGCAAAACACGGCGGCGCGGGCGGCCATTCTGGACGCGGCGCAGGTGGGTATGCACAGGCGACAAGGCGTTGAGGCGGTCAAGGACGCATTGGCGGCGGCGGGGTTGGCCCCTCAAAACTCATTCACGTGCGAGGCCATCTTCCGCACACAAACCCATTCGGCCTATTCGGCGGGGCGCTGGCAAGTAGCACAGGATCCCGACATAGGCGAAATTCTATGGGGCTACAAATACCTGACCGTCGGCGACGACCGCGTTAGACCGGACCACGTGGGGTTTGAGGGTTCACGGCTTCCCAAGAACGACCCGTTTTGGTCGTACGCGTGGCCACCCAACGGTTGGGCGTGTCGTTGCGTCACGATAGAAATTCTGGCGGATAGCGACGAGGCGTCTACGATCGAGCCCCACATGGGCCAGATAGTCGACGGCAAGCCCACGCCCCCGGCTATCCCGTCGGCGTTCATGGTCAACCCGGGGCAAGTGGCCACGGGCGATTATGTCCCGACGATCCGGCGGACCAAGTACCGAAAGCACCGAAAGCCCGTAGCGACTGGCAAGCCACAACCCAAGCCTAAGACCAAGCCTAAGACTAAGGCCAAGGCGGCCAAGGCGGCGGCCACAACGCGGGCGGCTGGCCCGGCACGCGGTTACACGGTCCGCAAGGGACACGCCAAGGTGGGCGACGTGGAAGCGGCCACGGGCCACAAGACCATGGACGACGTGGCGGCGCTTCCGGCCCGCAAGAAACTGGAGGAGGCGGGTATTCGGATTGAATACTTGCCGTCCACGGACCCGGACGTGGCGGCGGCGGTCGAGGCGGTCATCGCGGAACACATTGCGAAATACCCGGCCCTTGCCACATACATGGAAATGGTGGGGACACAACAGACGATTGCAATTCAACACATATTGAACTATCACGAAACGGCGGTGGCCCGGCTGGCCCTAATAAGCCCACCGGGGACGCCCGAATATGCAAGGCGGCTGGCCATCCTTGAGGCGGAACGGGACCGGCAAATAGCCAAGGCCCAAGCGAAATTCGTTGACGATGCTTTTGCGTCCGCGACACCAACAAAGGGCGTACGCGGCGTCATGGTGGGCGACGTCATGGGCGATAGTAAGAGCGTATGGAATGCGGAAAAGGCGTCGTCCCATGCGTCCGGGTGGTCCGTATCCAAAAACATGGAGGGGTCCGTCACTCACGAAATGGGGCACGTTATTGAGTACCGTCTAATGGTCGTCGACCCGGACACGGGAGACATTCTGGACCCCGTCATTAAATCGGCACTTGCCCCGGGCGCGGAAACGGAGGCCATGTTCTACTTTAAGAACGTGTCCGACTATCCGGCGGCGGTGGCGTCCAAGGCGGAAACGGCGGTCCAGCAAGCGGCGGGTGGCGGCGGTGTCGCGGGCAAGCGTGCGCGGAAGCTCACCATAAAGGCCCGGCGGGAAGCCATCGCGGAACTATGGACCGAATACGTAACCCACCCCAACCCGAGACCGTTGGCCATTAAGGTTGGCAAGCGGCTGGAAACCCTGTTGGCCAAGGCGGCCAAGTAGACAACCCGAAAGGATCCCCCATGCAAGAAGCGGCCCCGCAATGCTACTATTGTGACAACATGGACGCGCGGACCATCAAGGACGGGCGGCTGTTCATTACGTGCCCCGCGTTCCCGGATGGCGTCCCCGTGTCTATCGTCGAAAACAAGCGCGACCACCGGAAGCCATACCGGGGGGACAACGGCGTGGTGTTCACGTCGGACGTTGGACATGGCGGACCGGGCGGTGTCATGGACCGGATTTTTCCCAAGGATGGGGGGCGAAAATGAACAACGGACACGACCGGCTATTGACCACGGATGAAATGGCCCGGGAATTACGCGTGGCCCCTGAGACGGTCCGGCGTCACGCCCGGGCGGGTATCATCCCGGTTTTGCAACTGCTTGGACACAACCGATACGACGCGGACGCGGTTAAAGCGGCCCTAGAGGCCATGGGGACGCGTCGGACGGCGGACGGGTCCAAGTCCAAGAAGGCGGCCAAGCGGCCAACACGGCGGGCGTCCGGCGGCGGAACGGGCAAGAAGGCGAAAAAGGCCAAGCGCAAGGCAACAACAGACAACACGGGACCACAAACGGGCGGAAAACGCTAGGAAATCTGGCGGGGGGCGGGTAAAACCGGCCCCATGCAAACCGTCATCCTCTTGGACAACGCGACGTCCCACCTATCCCCCGTCGGCTCTTCCGAAAAGCGGGACGGCGTGACCGTGCGACGATACCGAAAAGAAATCATCCGCGTTGGACATTTCGTCCACGCGGCGGACGGTATCGAGTTTGACGTGACCCCGGAAACGCTTTCCGGGTGGGCGGCCACATTCGCGGACATGATGGCGAGCGGCAATCGCGTATCTATCCCCCTTGGCCACAAGGATTGGACCAATCCGGAACGAACACGCGGCACGGTGCTTGACATGTTCGTGGACGGCGAGGGGCTATTCGCCATCATGGAATTAGCGGGGGACGACGTGGACCGATACGCGGCCACGTGCGACGTCTCAATTTACGCCCCACAAGAATGGACCGACGGAAACGGGACCACGTACGCGTGGCCCATCCGCCACGTGGCGATAGTGCCAAACCCGGCTATTCCCGGGCTGGCCCCCTTTGAAGAAATCACGGCGGCGGACGATAGCGAAACCGCCACATTAACCCGACACGACGGAGACGAAACCATGGCGTTGGACCTCACCAAGCTGGCGGCGGCGTTGGACATCAAGGAAGAATTGACCGACGACAACGCGGAAACGCTGATTATGGCGGCGATTGACACCCTCAAGAAGGCGGCCACCAAGAAGGACGACGACGGCGGCGAGGGGGAAGGGGAAAAGCCCAAGGCCCCACCCGTGGAAGCGGGCGACACCAAGCCAACGCCAATCATGCTGTCGATGGGACGCAAGGCCCGAACGTCGGAAATCGACGCGTTGGTGTCGGCGGGGAAAATCACACCGGCGACGGCCAAAAAGCTGGCCGATCAATACGCGTCGGACGCGGCGGTATCCCTGGCGCTTTCCGGGGACGGCGACGGTTTCGACGCGACCATTAGCGCGTTGGCGGAACTGCCGGCGGTCCATCTTGGCGGCGAAAAGTCCGGCCCGCAAGTCAAGGGCGTGGAACTGTCCGACGGGAACGCGGACGACGACGCGGCGGAACTGGCGGCGGCCCAACGCGAGGCGCGAATGTCGCAAGGTTACCCGGTCGACGGCGACGAATAGCCCACGGCCACCACGGACGACGACCAACCATCCAACCCCATTTGACGGAGTTTTACAATGTCGGGAATTCCTGGAATCGGAACTAGCAAGGCGGCGGTGGCCCGCGAGGTGTTGTGCAACCCGGGCGGTAAGCTGGTTGCACACAAGGGCGTTATCGTCGACGGGTCCAAGTCGAGGGACACGCTCAATACGGGCTATCTGGACACGCTCCGGGCGGGGCTGCTGTTGGGCAAGATTACCAGCGGCGGCAAATACGCCCCGGCCATCATCGGCAAGTTGGCGGACGATTACGACGCCACGGCGGACACCACCACCATGACCGTCACGGCGGCCACGGCGGTGGAATTGGTCCGGCGTGTCGGCGCGTCGGGCACGTTCAAGTTGACCGGCCCCCCGTCGGCTGGCGGGACCGTCCAAACGGTCACGGTGACCTATTCGGCGGTCAACGTCACCACGGGCGTGGTTACCATCACGGCGTTGTCTGCTGGCGTCGACGAGGTGCAAACCATCACGTTTGACGCGGCAATGACCGGCGGCGTGTTGGCCATCACGTACTACACACCGGCGGGCGAGCCCGTGGAAGTCACCACCCCGTGGGATACCAATTGGGCCACGACCATGGCGGCGTGGAATGTCGCAAGCGTTGCGGCGGCCACGGCGGTCATGGGCGAGGCGTCCAATGGCGCGGTCATGACGGGGACGGCAACGGTTCCGATTTTGACCTATTCGGGCGTCGGGTTCACGGCCAACCCAATCCAAACGGCGGACGTCGACGTGGATTCCACGACCGGCCCGGAATACGCCACGGTCGCGGAAACCACGGCGGGCGTCACGGCCACCGGAAACGATTTCATCAACGGCGCGTTGGTGCAACCGACGGACGGCTCGGAAACCATCATGGGGCTGCTGGGCAACCCGTGGGGGTTGAAAGTCACCGACGACGACGGGGTAAACATCGACGCCCATTTGGACACGCTAATCATGGGCGGCCAAGTCAACACGGACGTGGTGTTGTACTATCCCACGGACACGTCGTTGATTGCGTGGATGAAAGCCCAACTCAGGGCCAAGGGGCTGGGGTACGTGTTCTGCGACGACCTGTAGACGCGACGCGCGGGGGTGGCCCCGGCGCATAACACGGGGCCACAACGCGACGACACGACGACCACACACCATCCAAACCAGGAGTTTTTGACATGGCGGGAACAACCCTTAAAAACACCCTACGCCCCGAGGTTATTATGGACCTCGTCAAGGCGACAATGGACATTCCCGGCGGCGTGCTTCCGGCGGCGTTTTCGGCGGCTGCCGTCATGTCCAAGGCGAACAAGAACGAGGGGTCATACCTTCGCGTTGACGGTACGCGGCACGTGGCCCGTATCGTTGCGTATGGCAGCCCGGCGGCGGCCCGTGGCATGCGCGGCGTCACCAAAGTGCCCGTGACCTTGGCCCATACGTACGAAAGCCAGGACCAACCGGGCACCATGTTGTTGGACCTTGAGGGGGAAAACGGCGTGGCGCTTCAGGGAATCGCCAAGGAGGAGGTGTGGGGCCAGGTAACCCACTTCGCGGGCGGATTCAAGAATCTGCGGACCGTTGCCATGGCGGCGGCGCTGGCCCACGGGGCGGTGTACTTTGACGGCGATGGCAACATCCTCCCCGATTCCACGGGCGCGGTCATTTCCGTTGATTTCGGGATCCCGGCGGGGAACAAGGATCAATTGGACGTGTTCGGCGACGGCGACCTCTTGTCTACCGATTGGACGGCGGCGGCCACGGACATTATCACGCAAATCCGGGACGTCAAAGAGGCGTCACGCAAAAAGACGGGCTATCCGTTGGTGTACGCGTTCTACGGGGCCAACATCCCCGGGTACTTGTCCGCCAACACGTCCGTGCGGGCGTTCCTGACGGCCAACCCGCAACTCGCGAGCCAAGTGTTGGTGGGCGACAACCTACCCGATATTTGCGGGCTGAAGTGGCTACCCTTGGAGTGTTTCTGGAACGACCAAGACGGGACCACGCAAAGCGTCATGGACGCGGACCGCGTGGTGTTCTGTCCGGCACCGTCCAAGGATTGGTGGGGGCTGATCGAGGGCAGTTACGCCATCCCAACCAACCACAACGTAACGGCCAACGCCAACACGGCCCGGTCGTCTCTCAAGACGGTATTCGGTCCGTTCAGCTATGCCACCGTGTCCGACAACCCACCGGGGCTGACGCAATACGGCGGCGACACGTTCCTCCCGGTCATCAAGGTTCCGGGCGCGGTGTTCATCGGCGACGTCCCGACGTCGTAGCGGGCGGTTCCATCCTTTCGGGTTGTCCCACGTTGGGACACGACGGGCGCGGGTAGCAATGCCCGTGCCCGTTTTTCATAACAGGAGGCCACAATGTCCGGGCGAATTGACACCCTAATGACGTTCACGCAAGGCGTGAAAGTTCAAAAATCATTCACGTGTCCCAACAGTCAGATAACCGAGGCCATGTGTTCGACGCCATTTTCTGCGTCGGCTGTCAAGGCTCAGCATTGCAAAACCTATTCCCAGAAGGTGGGAACGGTGGTTGCTGACGACGTGGAAGTAATCCACGCGGCCCGGTCGGCGGGGTCCATTGTGTCGTTTTGCGCTGGCCACGTTGGCCCCAACACGGGCGGCAACACGGTGTCGGTCGAACTCAAGAAGAACGGCACCACCGTATTGAGCGCGGCCATATCGTTGGATAGCGGGGACGCGGCGTATGCTCAAGTAGACGCGACCATTGCGACGGCGGCATATTCGGCGGGCGACGTGTTCACCATCCACGTGGACCAATCAAGTGGCACGGGCGACGGGACGGGGTTTTTCGCGGAATTGGTCGTGGACGAAACGGCGGACACGGCATAGGGGGACGACCCAATGGAGGGAAAGGTTGTCGTGGACCTCAAGGGGCTGCAAGCGTACGAGCAAGCGGTCCGGCGTGGAATGCAAAAAGGCCCCGGCCACATGGCGGTGGCGTTCAAGCGGTGGGGCGTCCGCTATCGGTCGTTTTCACAAAACCGATTTAACACGCTATCCAAGTCCGGCGGCGGCGGGATATGGCCACCATTGGCGGAGGTCACCAAGCGGCGGCGACGGAAGCAGCGTAAAGGGTATCGGGGGAAACGACGGTGGGGCCTATTGCGGGATACATCGTTGTTGTTCTACGCGTTACAAGCAAAATTTACGGGGGCGGGCGGCCAATGGGAGCAGGCCATCCCCGGGGGAATCGAGGTTGGATACGGCGGGGACGCGGTCCACAAGGACGCGGGCGGCAAGGGCGGAAAGGCGACAATCGCGGACATTGCCATGTTTCACCAAACGGGGGCGGGCAACCTACCCGTGCGGGAAATCATCGTGGACCCGGACCCCCCGACAATCACGGGCATGATTAAGGATTTAACGCTCGCGCTCAAGCGGATTGAACGCGACACGGACAAGGGATAACGCCAATGGCAACGGACCCGTTTAGTCTGACATACGCGGCCATTTGGTCGTGTCTTGAATCCAACGCGGACCTCGTGGCGTTGGTTCCGGCGGGGAATCGGATACGCTTTGACGGGGACGACCGGGGACCGGACAAGGACGTGTTGACCACGGCGGATTGCCCCCAATTGCGTGTCGTCGCGGTGTCGGGCAACATCATGACCGCGCGCGATAGCAAGGGCGAAATGGTCCAACGCAACTACCAACTCCAGATAATGACCGGGGACCAACGGTTGGACCATCTGTTGTATCCGATCGAGTGGGAAGTCTATCGGGCGTTTATGAATTGGTCCACCCATTTTGCCGGGCTGACGTGGGGCGGGGCGGAATTCGTCAAGCGTGTGCAAGTCAACACCATGTCGGAGGGTATGTCGCACGTCAACGACGGCGGCGTGGCGGCCAAGGGGTGGGCGGCGTTGGTGGAAATCGTCGTGGATATGTACTTTAACCGCGCGTCAATCGCGCCATCATAACAGGAGCAACAAATGACAACCCCCATTACTGGCATCAACGGCGCGGTTGACGGTGTCCCCGGCGTGGTCAATTGGAACGTGTCCGAAACGCCCAACCTCCAGTCGCGCGGCAACTCAAGCGTGGCGGGGTCCGTCATCACGAAAACCGGCGTCAAGGATTGGTCCGGGACGTACGAGGCGGAGGGTGGTGCCCCCGTCCACATGCCCGGCGAAACGTTCACGTTTACGGGAAGCGCGGACGGCTCAGTGGGCGCGACCGGACCGGCTATCGTCGAATCGGTCACCATCAATTGGGATTGGGAAAACGACGCCATGTTGGGCCATTCGGTCAATTTCGCGGGCAACGGGGCGCTGACGCGTGGCGTGGCGGCGGCGGTGGACGCGTCGGTAACCATTCCCACCATGTCGTCCGTGTGCGACATTATGACCGGAACGCTCGTGGCGGTCCCCGTCTGGACGGCGCTAGAACACTTGCGGACGGCGTCGTTGACCATCACGGCGGCGAACACGCTACAGAAGACAAGCGACACGGCGGGGTGGACCAAGCGGAACGCTGGCCCCGTCACGGCCAACGGTTCCATTTCCGTGTTCACGGATTCCCCCGCCAATCCGTTGGACCCGGGCGATGAAAACGGTCTCAAAATGTACGTGTCGGCCACCGCGTTTTGGCAGTTGCTATGGGCCAAGTGGGGCGAAATGTCCGACATTCGCGTGGACACCAACACGGGCGACATTTTGGGTTGTACGCTGAATTTCCAGTTCACGGCGGCGGTACTTATCGCGACCGTGGCCACCAAAGGGTCCATAACGGAGCCCGACACCAACGTATTTTGGGGAAGCTAACGCGGCCCCCTTTTCACTTGTTCGATGGAGGACAATATGGGCGAACATTCAGACGCCACGGCCCCGCGCATGTCATTTGAACATCAGGGCGACACGTTCACGTTATCACCACCCACGGACCGGGACCGCGCGGAAATGACCGCGTGGGCGCAGGGCGAAATCCTGAAAATGGCCCGTGAGTCCATCCCGGCGGACGCGTCCCCGCAAGAACGCCAACGGCTGACGCGGGAAGCGTACGCCATGGCGGCGGGCGTCACCATGGTGGGCGATTGTCCGGGGGCGGCAATGCTGGCCACCCCGGCGGGGACCGTGCGTTATATCTGGCAACTACTCAGGAAAGAGCATCGAAAGCTAAAGCTGGCGGACGTCCGTGCAATGGTGGAAGACGACGACACGGCGGAACAACTGGACGTGGCGTTGACGGTCGTTCTTGGCGGGATGGACGACGACCCGGCGGAAGACGACACGCCACCAAAGGACGGCCCGTTAAAGCCCAAGAAGGGCGGCAAAGGCGCAAAAAAAAAGGCGGCGCGTCCACCGGGGAAGTCTACCGGGCACTGAGTCTCCGATATGGCTGGACCCCCCAACAAATTGCCGACATGACACCGGCCCAACAGTTGCTTTACCTGACGGACGGACGCCAAGACGGGCGGGATTTCGTCACGGTCCAGTCAATGCAAGAGGCCCGGCGGTTGCAAGCGGAAATAAGGGGCTGATATGCCACATGCAAGCGTAATAACCGAACTGGCGACACGCGACCGGACCACGGGCACACTCAAGCGGATGGGCGGCACCATTCGCGGGTTTGCGGCCCGGTCTAGCGCGTCCCTCGCCAAGGTGGGGTCCGGTTTCAAAATGGTTGGCGGCGCTATCGGCGGCGTTGCCATGCGGTTGGGCAAGCTGGCGCTGGCGGGCGGCGCGGCGGCCACGGCCATGGCGGGCGTCGTCGCGGTCCTTTCCGCCAAGGGCTGGGCGGAACAAGAAAAGGTGGAAAAGCGGCTTGAGCAAACCATTAAAGCCACGGGCGGCGCGGCGGGTTGGACCAAGGACCAACTATTGGACCACGCCAAGGCGCTGCAAAAGGTGACCACGTTTGGCGACGAGGCCATTATCGGAAGTCAAGCGTTGTTGGCCACGTTCACGTCCATTAAGGGGGACCAATTCAAACAGGCCACGGAAATGGCCATGAACTTGTCAGTTGCGATGGGGCAAGACCTCAAGCAATCGGCCATCATGTTGGGCAAGGCCCTTAACGACCCGGCCACCGGATTGTCGGCAATGTCGCGGGCGGGCGTGTCGTTTACTGAGTCGGAAAAAACCGTCATCAAAGCCATGCAAGAGGCGGGCGACATGGCGGGCGCGCAGACCAAAATGTTTGAAATCATGGCCAGTCAAGGACTTGGCGGCCAAGCCCGGGCGGAGGCTGAGACCTTCGCGGGGCGAATGAAACAACTCAAAAACACCATAGGCGACGTGGCGGAGCAATTCGGCAAGATTCTTGCCCCGTACATCGACAAGGTAGCGGGCGGCTTCCGTAACCTAGTGGCCCGGTTTGAGGGCGACGGCGGCAAGCTGGCGGCCCGCGTGTCGTCCATTGTCGACAAGATAGCCAAGGCGATAGCGTGGGTGGTCAAAAAACTGGCGCTGGGCGTGGCGGCTGGCGCGGCGTTCGTCCAGTCGTTCAAGGCGGAAGCGGCGGCGGCGTTCGTGACGTTATGGTTAAAGGTGCTGCAATTCGTCAACCGCATCAAACACGCGTTTACGCGGACAATCCCGGAAGTCCTAAAATGGATGGCCAAGAATTGGAAGTCCATTTTAATGGACATGGTCCGGGTCCAAGGCCAACTCCTGATGAACGCGGGAAAGAACATCGCGGCGTTTCTCAAGGCGGCCAAGGACGCGGCGCTAATGCGTGGTTGGAACTTCCAAGGAACAAACATGTTCGCGGGGCTGGACACGGCCATAAGGACGGAACTCCCAAGACTGTCAAAGCGTATCCCGTCGGTTATGGAAAAATCGCTAATGGAAGAATTGCAAGCCCGGCCAATGGGCGCGGCGTTCGGCGTGGCGTTCGCCAAGAATCGAGCCACAATGGACCGCATGTTGGGCGCGTTCGCGGGGTCCGGCATCCCCGACGGTAGCGGCCAAGGCGGCGGGGCGTTTGTCGGCTCAGGCGGGGACGACGCGGTGGCGGGCGGCACCAAGGCCCGTGGTTTCGAGGGGCTGGACGCCCTTTATGGACGCATTGCCACGGCGGCCCTTAACGACCCCGTCAAGGCGGCGGCCATCAAGACGGAAGAACACACCAAGCGGGCGGCGGATGCGGCGGAACGGCAAGCGAGGCTTGCGGAAGACCACCACCGGACCATGGGGCGGCTGTTGGAAGTCATGGAAGCGGAAGAACGAAACAAGCAACCGGCGCGGGCGGCGGCGGTAAGGGGCTGACATGGGCGCTATCACGGTTCCATTTTCGGAGGTTGTCGGATCCCCGGTCGAAACCATGACCGTAGACGGGGTAAGCGCGGAGGCCACGTACGAGTGTGCGTGGGGGTTCCGTGCCACGCTGGCCCAACAATTGCTTGCCGACGGCGGCCAACCGTACTACCGAATGGTTGGTGGCGCGGTGGCCCGGGCGTCGTCCGTGAAAGTCCAACCGGCCACCCAACGCCAAGTCGAGATTGTCGACGGGGTGGCGTCGTACGCGTCGTATGAAACGGCCCGGTTGGTTGTGTCGTACACGACCGACGGCCCGGAAGTGGTCGACGACAAATTGGTGGACGAGCGTTTTGAAAAAACCGTTGAATTTATGACGTTGGACCCGACGGGGTTCCGGTGGGGCGCGACCGGCGACGCGCTGACGGAAGAGGAGGCCCCGGGTAAGCAATTGTGGGGATACACGTATTCGTTGACGTATTACAACATCGACCCATTCCCGGGGGACGTGTTCGATTTAGGGGGCATGGTCAACGACGACGTGGTAACTCCGTTTCGTATTCCGCGCGATTTCGCGGCGGGAACGATGCTGCTTGAGGCCCCCACGATTTCGCGGGCGGTCACGACCGACGAGGAGGAGGCGTGGACCATGGACGTGGTGGCCCGAATTCGGAACGCGGGTTGGAATAAGTATTGGCGGCCCGGGACGCAATCGTGGGAGTCCATCTACGTACACAATCCCACCACGGACACGTGGGAAGAATACCTGAACTATCCCGAGGGGGATTTTACCCCCATATTTGGATAAGGTAACGACATGGCAAAGCAATGGCGGCCCGGTGACCCCATAACGGCGGGTGACCTTTCCCGGATGGAACGCGGGGCGGGGCGACCGATCGAGCAACCCGGCGCGTCCATTTCGCGGGACGCGGTGGCGGCGCGGACACCGGCGAAAAGCGGACGCGTTCAAGTGGCCCGGGTCGTTGGCTATTCGTGCGACGGCGCTAATTCAAGCTATAGCCCGGGCGGCGCTTTGGTCGTGATTGAACGGGAGTTTTCCAATTGGGCGGTGAACGAATGGCAGGAATTGTCGATACCGTGGTACTACCGAAATAGCTACAACGCGCCCCGCGTTGTGGCCCCGCCAATCACCACGAGCCCCTCGTGGCGCGCCCTGGCAACCCCCGACAACCTTCCCGTGTTCCCGGCCCGGTTTGTCCACGGATTGCACGCGGACGGCGTGTTGGGGCCAACACTTCCAACGGCCCCCGTCGGGACAACCTACACGGAGGGCGGATATTCTAACGTGGTCAACCTTGGCGCGTGGCCCGGGGAACACGTGTTGGTGTCCATGCCATCGCACACCATAACCGGCGAGGCCAGTTATACGCAACACGTCCCCGGGGCGGTCATTGTGGCGGCGGCGGCCAAGCGCAACCTATGGTTTGCGTCTAGCTTTACGGCCACGGCGTTGACGGTCCACAAACCGTTTTCAGTCGTCGCCATGCCCGAGGAGAATTACTTTTCGGCGTCGGCTGACAAGCGGTATGGCGTCACCGGCGGTTGGGTTCCGAAATCAAGCGCGTACCCAATCCGACAACTGGCGGCCTATGGCGGTAGTGAGTCCACCGGCGTGGAAAGTCTGTTGGCCATGTGTCGGCCCCGTTTCTATCCCGAATGGGCACGCGTCAAAACGGGGTTGTCGCTAGCGTCCGGCCACGTGTGCGGCGTTGGTCCGTCTGACGGCGACGGGGGCCAGTTGTGGCGGGGGATCCCCGGGTTTGTCGTGGCCCCGTATGAATTCGACAACGCGGCGTCCGACTACATACCGACAATCACATATTACAACGAGGTATTGGCGGCCAACGACACCATAACGGTGGCGTCGGTCATGGAGGCCCCGCACGGAACGCGATACGTTGGCAAGGTGGGCGCGTTTACGCTTCCGGGCGGCGCGGCCACGCTAACGTGTGGGTTCTATTCTGGCGGTTACCAGTGGTACGACGGCGTTACATCGTTTGGCGGCGTCACGCTTCCGGCGTTCACGGTCGTTGCCAAGAATGAAACCGACAAGCAATTGGACGCGGGCAACATCGTGGTGTTTGAGGAGGTGACCGAACAAGCGGACGTTGCGGCGGCCACGCGGCGGCGGTACGTTATCCGGGAAGCGGTCAACGCGGCGGTAAACACTGGCCCGGCGAATTATCCCACAATGCTAAAAACCACGTTGGCGGCCAACCTGTCAAGCGGAAGCGCGACGGCCACCGTGTCGTCGGCGGCCACGGTCGTGGGACCGGAACACGCGGCCTATCTGGCCACACCGGGCGGCGGTCCGCAACCGCCGACAAGCGTCAATAACACGGGGCTGTCCGGTAGTAGCGGCGACAACGCGTTGATTATCGGGAGCCACGACGTTGGCGGCGCGGCCACGTGGTATTTAATACGGGTTTGGTAGACATAACCGGGCAACGTGCCCGGACTACGTTTTTCCTTATTGGAGGGTTGTGTAATGAAGTTTCTCGAAATTTTGCGGTTGGTCATGACCAAGGGACAGGAAATCTTGGACCTATTCCGGGAAATCCCGTTCGACGAAATCACCGACATGCCCGAATGGCGTGACCTTGCCGACGTGCAACGGTGGTGTTTGGCGTTGTGCAAGGGCGCGGACGAGGTGGCGGACCTGACCGACACGGCGGTGGACGACGACATGGTGGCCCGTGTCCGCGCGTTCGTCGAGTCTGACATGTTCGGCTATGCCCATGTGTTGTTGGTCAACCTGTTGTTGAACAACGTACCACAAGGCCCGAAACCGGGGACACCGGAGGACACGTTCACCATTCAAATGTTGGACGCCATCAACGCGCCCAAGGCGGACGGCCACCACCACGAGGACGAGGCGTTTCCCGTGTGGGTTATCCCGTTGATTATTGAGGGCGTCAAACTGTTGGTGTCGTGGATCCGTACGCGGGACGTCAATTACGGCGGAACGCCCCCGGCCCCCACGCAACCGAAACCGGCCACGCCCACGGTCGACGACGTGGCGGCGGAGGGGGGTGACGTTTGACGCGGTACATTCTCGCTATCATCGGGGCGGCGCTGTTGTGCGTCGTCCCCGCGTGGGCTGACGACGGCCCGCCCGTTCAAGTGGCCCCGGGTAGTCCGGTGGCGGTCATCAACGGCCCCACCCAAACGGACCCGGGCAACCTTTGCGTGTTCACGTCCGACGGAAGCGTGGGCGCTCAATTCAAGTGGGCTATCTTCCCACAAGAAAAGTGGGCTGGGCGCTACTTTATCGCGGAACAAGGGAGGACGGTCATTTTCGCAAGCAACACCCCGGGCACACTCACGTTGGTGCTGGCCACGTGCGTGGACAACGAGGTGGCGCTGGCGGTCCACGAAATGACCAACGGCGACGACCCCGGACCCGGACCGGGACCGGACCCCCCCCCCCCCCCCCCCCCCCCCCCCGGGCCGGAAAAAAAAGGGGGGGGGGAGGG